GGTGGAATTCTCGTTTACGAGAACGGTCCAGCGGCTTTTGCTGGTGACGACGAAGCGTTGACTACCTACAGCGACAAGGACACTGCCCCAGCGGGTAAGAACGTTCAGGTTGTTTCGGGTACAACGGTGAAGGTCGTTTTCCGCAACACTGATGATGAGACCTTCCTCAACACACGTGACTATGAAGGTCGTGTGATTGTTGGCGGACTTGGTGCAACATCAACACTGGCAGTAGGGGATTACCTTACGCCGGGTCCAGGCAACGATACCGCAGGGTATTGGGGCGAAACATCTACCGCCGCTAACGGCTGGTTGGTAGTCACCAAGGTCGATCTCGACCGTGGTGAAGTCGAAGCTAGATTCACGTTCTAAGGGGGGGTGAAACAGTGACAACGAATTCTACAATGGTAGACCAGTATGGCCGGACAGACGAAGAACGAGCAGAACTTCGCGCTCAGGTCGCACTGGTTAACAAGGATGCCGCTGACAACTGGGATGACCCGGCTTGGCGGCGTGAGATGGCTCAGCAGTTGACTGAGACAATCTATGAGGGGTTCCAGCACGAGAATCTTTTGAGCTTGATTGCCAACACGGAGAACGCTCCGTTTGATGGTCGAGTTTTCGTGAAGGAAGTTCGTGGTCTACGGGCATTTTGGGTCGCACGCGGTGGTTACATCGAAGCGAGCAACCTCAAGGCTCAGGTCATGGAGCTACCTCGTGACACGATCGGTTTCCACGTTTTCGAGTTTGAGGATAAGCTGCGGACGAACTTCGCAGAGACTCAGACCACGCTTGTGGATCTCGGTATTCAGCGGTTGGACGCAGAGGTTAACCTCCGTGTTCTCCGTTTGTTCCAGGCTGCTGTTCCTAGCGGTTCGGATTACTACATCAGCGCAAGCGGTGTATCTCTGGACAGCTTGAACACGGCTCTCCGTGAGGTTCGTGACGAGTCCAAGTCGTTCGAGTTGTCGATCATCGGCCGCTCGACTATGACTGACCAGATTCAGGACGAGCTTCTAGGAACCAGCAACAACGGTTCCGGTTTCATCCCTGAGACCAACGAGCAGATGGTTCAGCGTGGAGTCCTCGGTACTTACCGTGGCGCCCGCATCATCACTCTTCGGAACTACAAGGATGATCAGGACGTTTCCTTCTTCCCAGCTAACGAGATGTATGTCGTTTCCAACGACGCATCGAAGTTCGCCTTTTGGGGTGGATTGCTTTCGAAGGAATTCGTTGAGCAGGATAACTGGTACTGGCACTATCTGGCACGGCGTGATTTCGGTGGCGTTGTTCATCGGCCCGAGAGGCTGAGGCGCATCGTTGATACATCACAACCGGCTTGATAGGGTACTAGTTACCCTGTTCATCCAGTTGGACACTTAAGGGAAGGGGGGAGCAATCCCCCCTTCTTTTAGGACTAAGGAGTATACGTAGTGAAACGGTGTAGTCGGTGTAATACGGACAGAGATAAGTCTGAGTTTGCTAAGCGTATGGCTTCAAAGGATGGATTAAATTTTTGGTGTCGATCTTGTTTCAAGCAATACAGGTTGGACAATAAAGATCATGTTAACCGTCGTCAAAAGGCTTACAGAGACAAGAACAGGGAGAGGGTGCGGGCTTGGGATAGGGAAAAGTCTAGGCGTTATACTCTTGCCAAGTATGGGTTAACCGAAACGGACTATGAGCAGATTGTAGAAACTCAGTCTGGCAAGTGTAGAATATGCCGTTGTGTGCCAGCAGATCGTTTAGTGGTTGACCATTGTCACGATACTGGCATTGTCAGGGGTTTGCTGTGTAGAACTTGCAATTCTGCGATCGGTCAGTTATCCGACAGTCCGCTCCTGCTGCGGACAGCGGCAGACTATTTGGAATCAACGGATAACATTGTGCTATACTAACATGAGGTTACTAGGAGATGGGGATAGAACGTGGCTGCAACAGATCTAGAGACGTGGAAGAATAGTACAAGGGGCCGGATCGGTGTTTTGAAGTTTGATCGCCGTGGCGAGCTTCGTAACGAGTTGGTTCGTCCTGATATGGCGGTGCATTTGACGCCGGATGAACGACAGATCAATCAGGAGAAGGCTGCTAGTGCGGATCTCGACATTTTCTCTAACGGACATTTGACTCCGGTGCGACTTCTTGAAGGTACTGAAGATACCCAGGAGATTGCGTCGAATCCCAATTTGATGGGTGAGTCGGATCTGCGCGGCTTGTTTAAGGCCCATTGGAAGACTTTCGATACGAAGGTTAAGGAGATCAGCAATACGATCACTTTGAACCGTTTGTTGGCTTTGTCTGAGGATGACGATGTGAACGCTACTGTGAAGCAGGTCGCTACGATCCGTAAGCAGATTGAGTCGTTGACTGAGAGTTCAGATGTGGCGGAAGATACTACGGGTCCGAGGGTTGGGGTTAAGCGTGACGATCTGACTAGAGAGTTGGGTAACTTCACCGCTTCGACACCTAGATGATCCGTGTTGATTGTTGTAAGTGCGGTGACGAGTTGAACGAGTTGGGGGGACTGTTGATCAGTCCTCCCGCTCGCGATAACATGTTGCGTATCGACAAGTATCATTTGTGTCGCAAGTGTTTCTCTGAGGTCATGGAGTTTTTGGACCTCTTCTGGTAGTGGATAGCAAACTATAGGAAATGTTAATCTGGCGTGACGGGTAGTCGATACCCTATCTTGGAGGGTTAGACTATGGCCGTAGATTTGGGTGATCTCATTGAGTCTGTTCAGCGTGAGGTAAATCCGCCTGGCAGCACTTTGTTTCCTGATGCTGTGGAAGATGACTATTTGGGTTATCTTCAAGACGCGTTTTGGGAAACAACACTCGACGGCTTGATCGAAGGGTACACGGAGTCGGACGGTTCAATAACGCCCGTCTCTGGCGACACGGACCTGATCCGTGAGTTGCAGCAGCTTATCGTGATCTACGCTGGCTTCAAGATGTTGAAGAACTACTTGACTAACGTGAAGACTGGTTTCCGTGCTGTAGCTGGCCCTGTCGAATACGAAACTCAACAGTCGGCTAACCTTCTGACCAGTCTGATGAAGGATCTTATGGATCGACGCAATTCCCTTTTGGCTCGGTTGAGTGATTTGGGTGTGGTCGATAGCCATTACTTTGATGCCGTGGCAGAGCGGACGTCCTCTATGAACTATGGAGACGTTTGGTGGGTTAGGTAGTTATGGCTTCTTCTACGGATACTCGGGCAGCCGGGTTCAATGCCGCCGAATTCAGGGACGCAATTAAGTTCGCTATGAACATGGGATTGCCGGAAACAGAATCGGAGCGGGCCACTTTCCGGTGGAACGTTGAGCGCACTTTCACTGTGTCGGATGCCGGTGGAGTGCCTTTCGATAAGAGCCTGACGCCGTTAACTGAAGTTGAGCACGCTGACGTTCAAGTTGACGTTGCCGTTGAGTTCACGAACGTTCGGGGCGCTGATGTCACCAACGCTGTGGGCCAGTTCAATACGGCACGTGCGGTGATCACGGTATTGGATGAAGATTACGCTTTGATCGAAGGGGCCAACATGGTGCTATTAGGTGGGAACACTTACGACATCAAATTTGTGCGTCCACCGGTTGGGCTGTTTGCTGTAACTGTATACCAGTTGGACTGCGAGGCCCGCGATGAGACTTAGGGGTGAGCGATGACGGTTCCTATTGGCGGGTTGCGCGGCAGGTACATCAGGGAGTCTATCTACCAGATGCTTGACGAGGTTCTGGACGATTTGGGTTGGTATGACACGGGTAGCTGGTTTACTCCTGTGAACCTGAGGGCTATTCCTGTTGATGACCAAGAAGAGATTGTTCCTAATGTTGTGGCTCTGGCTGATGACGATGAGGATGATGCCGAACTTGAAATGGGTTCCAACCTATCGGAGTTCCGCACAGTCTACTATGTTGATGTGTATGCTGAGAACGGGGCGGTTGGTTTACATATCGCCCGTGATCTGAGGGACGCCATTCAGGGCAGGTATCCTAGCATTGGGAGGGAAGCTCCCAGCTTGAGTGTGTTGGACTATTCGTTGGCGACCCCAGCAGAGTTCACTGTAGTGGATTTCGAGAATGTGGCTTTGAACCGTGCTCACGATTTCCCGAAAGCATGGCAGCGGTATTGGTACTCGCTTTACTTCGAGGTTGTTGATTCTTACACCGACGAAGACGGTTAGCAAGGTTGAAAAGGGAGAAAGATATGGATGACAGGGCAGTTAGGGAAATGTTGGGTAAACGCAAGGATCGTACTATAGCGATCATCTTGTCGTTTAAGGAAGAGAACTACGATCAGTTCGTTCCTGAAGAAGTGGCACGCAATTTTCGTAAGGTCATTTTGGATCAGTTGAATGATCTGTACGATTTCTCTTTGGATTTGTTGCGGTCCGTCGAAGGCGGTTCCGTTACGATCAACGAGGAATACGTTGCCCGTTTACATGATGCTTTAGAGAAAGCGGAGGGGTTGGTGAATGGCTGATATTTCCGATAGGGCGAGTAATGATTACCTGATCAGACAGGTTCATGTTGAAGGTCTGCGGAATTTGCAGACCTTTACGACTCGCGCCATTGTAGCGGAAGTAGCAGCAAAATCTTCGTTTGAAGTGGCTCAAGCCATGTCTCTGTACGGCGAGGTTCTTCGTTCCAACTACCGTAATCGTCGTGGCCGGATGACAAGGATCAACAAGGAAGTTGGTTTGGACGCTCAGCAGCGAACGCTGGATGCTTACGATAAGAGGGTCAACCGCAAGAAGACTCCAGCTTATCGGGCGAACGCCAGCGGTAAATGGAAGCGTTATGCTGGTGGCCGTATGAGGAAAGCTATCGCTGACCCACAGTTCTTTAGAGCTTCGTATGACGGCATCTTCTTCGGCAACCAGAACGTCATGGATCGGCAGGCTAAGCAGTGGTTCCGGTTGAACTTCGGTGCTGGTCCTAGAGCTAAGTCGGGTCCGTATAGTGCGGGCGAGTACCGATTGAGGTTCTTCGGTGAAGCTACTGGTGCTCCGGTTACATTGCGTGGATATGGAACGGCTGCCGGATATATGATGCCGAAGGGTATGTTCTTGAATCCTACTACTGGCGTGCCCCGCAAGTTGGGCGGCACCCGTGGTGACATTTTCCATCCTAGGGCGTTGCCTTTGCGTACTAGGTTTCAGGTTCCTAGCGACTTCGCTGGTAAGATTTGGAGTGGCGGCCCGACTCAGGGCTTCGGCGGTTTCCATTTCCTTGATTCCGGCATGAAGCGTATCGCTCAGATTTGGCCTATTGGCATTACCCGCATGATTCAGGAGTGGGTGGACGAGGCGGGGGCTTCTGGCACCGGTCCCGTGGCCCAGGTGGCTGTTCCTAAGTCCGAGTTGGCGGCGATTTCAAGGACGTTGAATCGGGAGATGGATCGGCTGCGGGCACAGCAGCGAAACGTTGGTTTCATTAAGCGTTTGGGTGGATGAAGCTAAATAAGACCACTGCTGTATACCGATAGAGTCATTGAGGCGCTCGGGTAGTTGGGGATGGATAGTTTGTTATGCGAAACATGGAATTAGACTGATTATGCGTCCGCAAGCAACCCTTTTAGAGAGGAACTAGTAATATGGCAATCAAGGCCGGACAGATTCTACACGATGTAAACGGTTTCGTTATCGACCGTATCCAGTCGGCTGGTGTAGGAAACGTCAACATTCCAGAAGAGAAGATTTACGAGCTTGGTAACTACAACACTGTTGCCACCGTTCGAGACATTCCTGATCTTTCCTTCGATATGGAATCGTTTGATGTAACCACAGAAGTCGAAGCAATCCTAACCGGAGTGAACCCAACAACTGTCGTTGACGGTGATGAGTTCGACTTCGCTGATGTTAAGCCTATTGACGTCATCTCCCCGTTCAAGACTGGCGCAGGCGTATTCTCCATTGTGAAGGGTATCGCCATCCCGTACTTGAACCTTGAGAGTGCAACATACCGATTTGGTGTAGGCCAGAACGCTACACAGTCCTTCACCCTCCGTGGTGACGGCATCTACTACATTCCTGGCACACCGAAGTACGAAGAGTTCGTCAACTCTGGCGCTATCACTTACAACTTCGCTCAGACCGCTTTGGAGTACGTTGAGGCTGGCGACAGCATCTACGCTCTGTCGATCTGCTTGAAGGATAGCAACTCTAACGCCTACAAGCGTTTGTTCATCGGCCAGGACTACACGAACACCGCTAACGGTTTCACGCTCTTGGAAGACTTGAGCTTGACTTACAACCGGATTCACGTTGTATACGGTACGGCTGCCGCCAACTCGTATCCTCAGACAGTCCACGAGAACGTTAGCACCAAGCCTGCCGCCGTACGTGGTAAGGACATCGACGTTTACCTATCGGACCTGGCTTCCACTCCTACGTTCAACCGTTGGACTGGCGTTCAGAGTTTCGAAGTAACTCGTTCGGTGAACTTGGAAAACGATCAGGAAATGGGCAACAGCCACAACGTAGCATCTGACTACGACACGGCTGATGTAACCGGTTCGATCGTTGTCAAGTCCACGGATGCCGCAGACCTGTGGGACAAGATCCAGCAGGTTTCGGATATCGCTTCCAACAAGATTGTTGGTCCGTACACTTCGGTAACCATTCCGATGGAAGTACGAATCAGCGATCCGGATACCGGACTTGTTGTCAAGACCTTCTACGTGCCGGACGCACGGTTCACCGTGCCTGGCATTCAGGGTCAGGTTCAGCAGAAGCTGGAAACTACTTTCAACTTCACTTCTGACGGTGGCGACCTGCTTCTCTACGCAGGCGAGCGTTAAACAGAGCAGTAAGAATTCCATTGCGGGGGTGGGGAAACCCACCCCCCTTTGGTGGTATACTTAGGGTTTTACAAGTAGTACACAATTAGGAGGCAAAGGATGCCAAAGAAGTTAAAGCTATCTGATCTTTACGTGACCGGAAAGGAACTTACCATCAGTGATGGTGAGAATTCTGTTTCTGTCTGGTTGCAGAAGTTGAACCCGTTGCAGCAGGAGAAGGCATTGCGGCGCGCCAACGGTGCGCGTGCAGGTGTGCTCGCTTTGAAGAAGACCCCTTTGGACTCTGAAGAAAGAATGGCGTTCCAGCACGAGTTCGAATCGTTGCAGGATTCTCGTGAAGATATGGTGGAGTATCTTGCAGCCGAGAAGGTCGGTGACATTCTCCAGTTGGAAGAAGCCCGTTTGGCTGAAGAAGACGAATGGAAGAAGGACGGTTATCTTCAGGGCTTGAATGATGGTTGGAACGACACGTTTAAGATGCGTTACGCTGAAGATCCTGAAGATCCTGAAGCCAAGCAAGTGTTTCTTGAGTTGAAGCGGTTTGCTGACGCCGTTGAGAAGGCTGTAGAGGGTGAACGTAAAGCGGTGATAAGGGATTTCGAAGAGAAGTCGGATGAGGTTCTGGAATCTTTGATCATGGATCGCATCATTGAGGCTTCTGCTGATTTGGAGTGGTTGAAGGAGTATCGTCGTTGCGAGGTATGGTTCTCGGTTCGCGATCCTGAGAACCATAAGAGCTTGTACTTCGAAGACCGTGAAGAGGTAGACGAGTTAAGCGCCGAGGTCTTTGGTGAGATTTCTACTGCTTACAACGACATGCGAGTGAATGTTGTTGAGGGAAAAGACTAGGGGGAGACGCCGGGTTTTTGAATTTGGCTTCAGCGGCCAAAGCGAGCGGTAACGGTGATCTTCTCTGGCCCAAAGGGTGTGTGAATGTTGAGGATATCCCTTGGGAGCTTTCTGTTGCTATTCAGCATGCTTATCGGGTTTTGAACTGGCAGGAAAACCTTACCGAAGAAGAGATGCCTCCTGTCTACATGTGGCCGTTTGAGGAAGCACTTGAACTCCACTTCGAACGTGTCGATAGAGCACGTAGAGATAAGTATGGTAGTGGCTCGGGGGACGAGGATGACGGCGGCACCCCGATGATGTCAAATGAATTGGCAGAGAAGGTTAGGGGCTAATGGCGAAGAACGAATTTGTTTTCAAGGTCATAGCCGATCTGTCTCAGCCTGAGCGTGCTCTTGCTCAGTATACTTCTAAGGCGAAGAGTGCCGCTTCGAAGGCGCTTGCGGTTCCTGAAACGGGACCGAAGCCGTCGTTGCCTCAGCGTCGCGCTGCTTTGGCGGAAGCTAAGGGTCAGGCGAAAGCCGAAACGAAGTTCGGGTTTGAGCAGGGTGTTTTTGGTGATCCTAGTTCAGCGCAGGCCCGTAAGACTCGTGATGCTGTTTATGCGGCTCAGAACCGCGAGTTCAAGAAGGCTCGTGAGGCCGCTGGGGTTGGGTTAACTCCTAAGCAGGAAGTAGCTCAGAGGAAAGCGGTCGAGAAGGCACAAGAGCAGCATTTGGATTTGTTGCGTCGCGCCACAACAGAAACACAGCTTCAGCTTCTATTAGACGGTAAGATCACTCAGGCTAAGAAGCTGATCGAAGGCGCTGAGCGGCGACGCGCCAAGAAAGCAGAGAAGGCGGCTGCTGCACAGCCTGCGGCGACCACTACTTCCCCAGGTAGGCCAACTAAGCGGAAGGTTCCTGGCACGGCATCGCCACCAGGGATCAATCCTTTAAGTGGTGCAACTGATCCGTTCGCTGTTAAACAAGCGGGTCTTCTGGACGAGCAGGCGCAGATTGAAGCAGAGCGAGCACAAGCGATTCGGCAGGCAGCACAGCTTCGTCAACGGAATAACGCTGGCAAGCTAGACGATGCCGGTAAAGCTGAATTGGCTGCGGCGGAAGCCAAAGAAAAGAATCTGACTGATCAGTTGAAGTTCAATGCTGAGGCGCAAGCAGCGTTGCGGGAAGAAGCTGCCGGTGGCAAGGCGTCAGCACAAGCTTCAACGAAGAAGGCGAAGTCTGACCAAGCTGCTGCTAAGGCGGCGGCGAAGAGAGAGAAAGCAGCGCAGAAATCTGCTGCCGCTGAAGAAAAAGCCACTCCCCCTGGAGCGTCACCGCTTTCTGGTGGTTCACGTAAGACCCCTCCTGGCGGTTCACCGCTTTCTGGTTCAAAGAAGGATCGTTCTTTCGAAGTTTCTGGTGCGGGTGAAGCTACGGAAGTCGATGAGGTAGCTCGACGCGCGGAAGCTGAAGCTTCGGCGCAGAAGCTTATGGGTGAAGCTTCAGTCGAAGACACAAAGGCTGCTACGGAGCAGACAAAGGCTACCAAAGAGGGAACTGAGAGTAAGAAGAAGAAGACTGAGAGCACAAAGAAGCTCACTGCCGCTCAGAAGAAAGCTGCTGCTGCCACAGAGAAAGCCGCTGCTACTGAAGCTGCCGCTGCACCTAAAGAGAATCTTGTCGTATCTTCCGGTAAGGGTGTGTTGCCGAAGGATAAGCCCAACCCTGAAGCGGTGGCGGAATCCGCCAGATTGGCGCAAGTCAATAAGGACCGGCGCGAGCGGGAAGAGAAGCAGTCCAGGGAACGACGCATTAAGGATCGTCAAGACCGCCAAGCTTCCACTGATAAATATAGAGAAGATCGGAAAGCGCGAGAGGCCGAGAAACCTGATCCTTTCGCTGGCACCAAGATCGAAGGACTCACTGGCGCTGAAGCGAAGGAACGCGCCAAAGCCATTAAAGAGATGCGTGAGCAGACGGAAGCCGAAAGCCAGACTACCAAAGCGAAGAAGAAGAAGACGCAAGGTGCTGTTTCTGAAGCAACTTTTATTGTTAACTCTGCTGGTGTGGCGGAAAGAACTCTAATAGCGGGCAGGACTATTGATGGCAATACGCTTAAAGCCAAGAAGAAGGTTGAGCGGGAGGCGCAGCGTCAAGCCGAGGGCGCCAGCAGGTTAACGGCAGAGCAGCAGAAGCGTATCCGTGAGGGAGCGCAAGCTGGTATAGGGCTTCGCAAGCCTCGGCAAGCGGAAGATCCTGCGGCGGTTGCTAGGCGTCAGCAAGCGGAGCAGAGAGCGAAGATCCAAGCTCAGGACGCTTTGTTGGAGAACCCTGTTAGGGATCTGTCTGATGTTACTTTCAAGCAAGGGTTGGAGATACTTGCTGAGCAGCGCGCTCAAATACGGGCTGCTGGAAGGAAGACCGCTGCCGATATCAAAGCGGCGTCAATGGCAGAGTTGGCTGCTACTCAAGCAGAGTTTGCTGACAAAGAGGGCATTGAAACTAAAGCCCAGTTGATAGCGGCGCAGAAGAAATTGGCTGCTGCTGTCAACTTGTCGGTTGAGAAGATGTTGCAAGCTGACCAAGAGTATTTGGCAGTTCAGCGCGAAGCTACTGCTGTTAAGCAGCGTGGGGTTGCGGCGGAACTGAAGTACCAGTTGGCTAATGAGACGTTTAAGCAGGATGCTGCTATTAACGTTCAGAAGACAGCGTTGGCGGAACGCCGTTTGAACGTTGAAAGAGAGTTGTTGCTGGCCGACTCTGCTACTTTGAAGTTGAAGGCCAAGAACATTGTTCTAGAGGAACAGTACCAGAGGGCTTTGGCTGCTGAAGTGCGGGCGCAAGCTCAGGCGGCCGGTTTGGAGCAGAAGGGCACTTTGGCTCGTTTGTTCGGCGGTGGCGGTTTTGGTGGTCGCGGCGGCGGTGGTCGGTACGGCATTGGGCAGCCTCCAGGCGGTCAGAGCGGTGGTCTTGGCGGGTTCTTCGGTCAGGGTGCTGCTACTACTTTGAAGTACGCTGTTCCTTCTGCCATTCTGTTTGGTGCTGCTGCTGGTATCACTTCTTCTGTGAAGGCTGCAACTGAGCTTGAGAAGACTATGAACCAGATTGAGGCACAGTTCATAGCCACTGATAAGGCAGCGGAGTTCCCCGGCTTCAAGCAGAGCATTTTGGAAATCGCTAGGGATTCCGGTTTGGCTGCTGAAGCTGTTGCCGAGATTGGTTTCCAACTTCAGGGTGCTTTCGGGGATTCTGAAGCTATCGGCGGTCGCACCGGAACCAATTTGGTTCAGGACCAGTTGGAAGCTTCTGCCGAGATTTCTAGAGTTACCGGTCTGACGCAGAAAGAAATCGTTGACTCGCTGACTGCCGCTTCGTTCGCTTTTGATGCTTCGTTCCGTGACATTGGTGACGTGACGTTGCAGTTGCAGGACCGTTTCGGCGTTTTGGCTAAGGAGATCATTCCGTTCTTGGGTGACATTGCTCCTGTAGCCCAGGCTGCCGGTTTCTCTCTTGAAGAGTTTGCCACCATTGCTGCTTTGACGCAGCAGAAGTCTGGTCGTTCTGGTACTGCTCTGGCTGAAGCTTATGGTCGTGTGCTTCCCGCTTTGTCTGAAGCGAAGGAAGAGTTGTACCAGTTGGCTCAGAGCAACGATTCTTTGAACAACCCCGAGTTCTTGCAAGCTGTTGCATCGGGTGATGCCGCACCTGTGTTCTTGGGTCTGTCTGAAGCCTTCTCTTCGATGTCTAAGGATTCTCAGGACTTCGTTATCAACTTGCTTGGTGGTCGTCGTGAGGCTTCTGCCATTCTAGCCGCTTTCGAAGACGGCGATTTGTTGATGCAGGAGATCAACGCTACTTCTCGCGACAACAACGTGTTGGCGGCCCGTTACGCCAAGTTGCAGGAAACGTTGTCGCAGCAGGTAGCGAAGTTGGCTGAAGAGTTCCGCCAGTTCGGCATTGATTTGTATGAGGCCGGTTTGGGTGACGCTCTGAAGACTTTGGTGTCTTCGTTCTCGTTCTTGTTAGACGTGCTGGGCGGCATTGTTACTCTGTTCTCTGATTTCAATGGTTTGTTGGGTGGTATCCCTGGCAAGCTGTTGGCTATCCTGGCTGTCATTAAGCTGATTCAGGTAACGATGGGTTCTGGCTTCGGTGAGAAGATCGGTCGAATCCCAGCGAATATTAGTGCAGCCGCACAGAACGGACCTACTCTTGGCGGGTTGGCAGGCGGACTTAGAACAGGAGCGGGGTCTCTCCGTAGCCAGGGTCTTCGTGGGCCTGGCCGCGCCCTTGGCTCTCAGGGTGCTATCGGCGGATCTGGTGTAGGACAATTGTTGGCGGTTGCCGGTGCGGCTTACGCTGTTTCACAAGTACAGGAGTCACGTGTCCGTGTTCAGGGTGATCTGGATGCAGCTAGACAGCAGATCGTTGAGAAGTTGTCGCAACAGAGTCGCGCTGATGTGGAACGGTTCATCGCTGATCGTGACAGCTTCGGTGACCAGGTCCGTGAAGACGGACTGGTCGCAACAATCACACCTTGGTTGACGGGTGCCAGCAACCTTCGGACTGCGGGTGTCGACGCTAGCCAGCAGAGAGACGCTCCACGGATCTTGGCTGCTTTGCGTGCGTTCGAGAATCTGGACACACCAGGGTTTGAGAAGGACCAGGCTCTACTAGAAGAAGTTGTCACCAACTTCAGTACCGACCCGACGAACGACCAGTTCTATTCTGATGCTGTAGAGTACCTGACTGCTGCCGCTAAGGTCAGTCGTGAAGCCAGGAACGCTATCAATGGTCGTCTTGGTCAGAGCCAGGCGGTTAGTGACGCCCAGGAGGAAGCTGACAGGGCCGCCGCTTCTGCCGTGTTGGGACTGGAAGAAGCTTCTCAGGATCTTGAAGCAGTATTGACAGATTTCGAAGCCGGTCGCGATAGCAGCGTTGACGTTGAGAAGGCATATGAGAAAGCTATTGGCGTTTACACCGATGCAATTAGTGGTGTTGGACTAGCTCCAGATCCTAAGACGGTAGCGTTGCTGCAAGAAACGATTATCGCTCGTAACAAGTTTGTCTCTGAGCAGATTTTGGGCGCTAACGAGTTGGCACAAACGTTGGGTGAAGCTACTGGTGGCGGCGGACCGGAAGCCCAGCTAGCCGGACTGCAAGCAGCTTTGCAGAACCCTAAGTTCACTGATGCTGCTGCCAGACGGCAGACCGCTTTGGATATCGTGGCTTTGAATCAGGAGCTTTTGGATTCTCAGGTTGAAGCCGCTGATAGTGCCGGTGAAGCGTTGGCAATTTTGAGGAACGGTATCGCTGTTGATCCTGAAACTAGGGTCACTTTGATCTTGGAGCAGTTGCGCGGTAACCAGTCAGCATTGGAGTTCGTTGAAGGGTTCAACGGGGCTGCAAAGAAGACTGTCGGGTTCCTGCAAGAGTCCAGTGACGCTATAGCGGCGTTGATGGTGTTGACGGGGCAGTCTTACAACGAAGCCGTCGCTGCTCTCATTGATCAGGCCATTCGAGATAAACTGATCCTGTTGAGCTACTCGTCTTTGACGACTGATGCCAGAGCGGTCATTCTTGATGCTTTGAGCAGCTTGTACGAGCAGAAGGATGCTCTCAAGGACATGCCTAACGTTGATGTCAACCCGGTTGACAGGGTTACGGGCAGTGCATCCGATATCGCTGATCAGCAGGCACAGGCTTGGGACGACGCGGCGGCTTACGCTCAGGAGCAGCAGGATAGGCTTGAAGAGTGGCGGCAAGCCGCAAGAGACATTGAGGATGCCCAAGCAGATTTGTTCAAGGCTGGCATTGAGAACGATCCGGTTGCTTTGGCACGGTTCGAACAGTCCGAAGCTGATAGGGCGTTGCGTAACGCCACGTCTGAAGCTGAAAGGTTAAGTGCTCAGGCTCAGCGCATTAGGGCGGATCGCGGTTTGCAGGAAGCTATTCAGGACGTGTTCGCTTCGCAGGCCGACCTGTTGAACGCCATGTTTGAGTACGGTGGTAACACGGTCCAGGCGGCACGGCTTGGTTTGAAGACAGCGAAGGACCGGTTGGCGTACTTGCAGGCTAGCGGTGCTGGTGATGCTGCCATTAACCGCGCTAAGGGTGATGTCATTTCGGCTCAGGGCGGTTTGCGTGACGCCAGGTTGGACAGGAAGCTTCAGGACTACGCTTTCTTGTATGACATGGATAAGATCAACAAGCAGCAGTACATTGCGTACCTGATGCAGTTGAAGGAAATCCCTGATCTAACGACCCAGCAGTTGCGTGATTTGGACCGTCAGATCAAGTCGTTGCGCGACGAGTTGGGTGCAGATTTCCAGTTCAACTTGCCAACTACGCTAGGATTGCCAACACTGTATGAGGTTCGTCGTACCAACCAGACGCCTGGAGGCGGGGGATCATATCAGGACATGAGGAACTACAACATTGTGTTGTATGTAAACAACGGTATGGATCAAGCTGCCGCTGAGCAGTTCTTGTCGGAAGCTATGGGTACGAACAGAGTAAGTACGGGAACAAGGAGATACTAGTAGATGGCTCTTGTGAGATGGACCTTTTATGACCCAACAGCGTTAACTAGCTACGAATTGGACATCAACCCGGCTGAAGGTGGTTCTCCTTCTTACCGGAAGAACATCGCGTATCAGAACACGTCTGCTCCTGACGGTAAGGTTTTGATGTTCGAAGGTCAAGACGAAACGAAGGAAATAGAGATCACTGGAACGATCTTGACGCAAGAGCATCACGATGCTCTCTTGTTGTGGTATACTAAGCGTCACCAGATTCAGATTACTGATGATTTGGGTCGTGTTTTCATGGTTTACATTACGGCTTTCGAGCCTAAACGTGAACGTGCTGTTCATTCGCCGTGGAAGCATTCGTACACGCTTCGCTATACCATCCTTGATTGGGATTGATATGAGAACGGCACCAGAGATTTTTGATGTATGGGATCGTGGCGGTCCTTTCGTTGGTACGGATAAGCCTTGTTCACGTTTCACTGTGGAAGAAGCCTACTATCTGACTAAGACCGCTGCAACGGTAGGCAAGTCTAAGTACGGTCCTTACCGTTGGTTTCAGCGCGCTGACACTACGAACCAGATCGAAACAGAGATTCCGAACATTGCTTCTTGGAGCATGGATGCCAGTATTGATTCGGATGCTGCTACTTGCAACATCACGATCAACAACCAGTGGATGGACGCCAACAATGTCGCTAACGTGCCTGGACAGTTGGGGCAGCCAGGATACTTGACTCACACCCGTGGGGTTTCCCCTGATTCTCAAGCCCGTTGGTCACATGAAACAAACGAGTGGGAAAATGTTCTTACCCCAAACGCTTTGATCCGACAGTACGAGGGTTTCGGTGGACACGACAAGACGTTGGAAGATGCGGTCGCTGACGGCAATCTGATTCATTCTGGAACTTGGCTGGTTGACGAGGTAACTGTTGATACTGGTGGTAGGATCAATCTGAAGTGCCGCGACATGGCTAAACTGCTGTTGGATCAGCAGTTGTACCCTCCGTTGATCCCGAAGAAATGGTATCCGTCTCATTGGTGCCGGTTTCGGTATGTGGAACAGAAGATCGACAACTCCGAGAAGTTCAAGTATGTTGCCGGTGACGTCAACCCGCATTACGGTTGTTCGTATGGTTCTTCTAGGAACTCTGGTTCGGACGTCTGGTATGGAACTAATGCTGCCGTGCACGGTCACCGCCCTTCTGACGCTTTTGACGGTAACGCTAACACTTTCTGGTTGAGTGTAGGCAACTCGCAGCAGTCGGCCCCATACGCCGTGGAGTGGATTGAGATGTGCACTGATGGTTCCGACGTGAACCAAATCTATGTGCATCCTTGGGGCGGCAACTATCAGATGTATGTGTCCGTATTCGAAGAAGGCGAATGGGTTGGGTCTAACCAGATCCCTTACGCCACGGGTGGGGTCGGAATTTACACTGGTGCCAACACGGCTCAGGTTCCTTATGTCATGCAGGCCGGTGTCCCCTGGGAACAAGGGCAGTGGTACGCTTTGCCGCGGCATTACAAAGCTGAGAAGATCCGTGTGACGTTCACGAACCTTGTGAACTCTCAGTGGGGTCCGTACCATTATCGTGCTGGTGTCAGGGAACTGGCTGCCAAGATGCAATCGAAGGTGAACATCACTCCGGTTGTCACTGGCGGTGCGTTTGCTTCAAGTACATTGAATGCCAACAACTCAGGGTATTGGCAAGTTCGAAACAACGGCCAAGTGAACGCTTTCGGAGACGCCCACATCTACGACATTAACGTTTCCACACCGCACGGTTCGGCTGCTACTTCTTTTGGTGGGTCTTCGTCTAGCGTCAACACTCTTGCCATCAGGGGAACCAAGACGGCTGAAGGCTACTACACGTTAGATAGCCAAGGTCGCATCACGGCGTATGGAGACGCACACCACTATGGTGACATGTCCACGCTCGGGGTGACGACAAACAACTGCATGGATTTCGCGTTGACTCCTTCAGGTCAAGGCTACTGGATCGTCACTAAGGGCGGTCGTGTTTACGAGTTCGGTGACGCTGTTCATGCAGGCAACGGTTCCCCTGCTGCTGCGAACGATTGGGTCCACGGCATTGAGTCCCATCCAACGGACCCTGGCGGCTACTGGTTGTTGCATTCCCGTTCCGGTACGGTTGACGCCATTGGCACCGTGACGGGTTACGGCAGTCCTCCCGCTTCAGAACTTGAAGGCGACGAACGTTACACTGCGATCAAGAGAAACGCTGCCGGTACAGGGTATTGGGTTGTATCCGGATCTGGCGAAGTGTTCGCGTTCGGAGCTTGTCAACACAAAGGTGATCTGCCTGAGCAGCATCAGCAGAACTGGGCTGCACATCTCGTGTGGGATATCATTCCTAACGGCACTAACAGCGGTTACGCTTTGCCTACTGCCTACACGTCATTCAAGACGTTCGGCAACTTTGAGGATTGGGGTTCCGTCGAAGAAGGCCATTCCACTTTGCGTCGTACTGGCAACTACAAGGATTACGCCGGAATCGTGAGACGTCTTTTGAGATGGTCTGGTTGGGTGTTGTTTACTGAACCGTTTTCTTCCACGGAACGTGCGCCGGTGTACGGCAACATCGAAGATACCGGAGCGTACTCGCCGGAGTGTCTACCGGATGAAATCTTTGACAAGAAGCCGGTCATGGATGCCATCACCACGATCAAAGAGATCGTAGGGTATGTCTTCTACATTGATGGTCAGGGTGCTGCCCATTTCGAGTCACCTAACTGGTGGGCGCCAGGCAACTTCGATGAGGTAGGAGTGCAGACTAACTTCATTCCTGAGATTGATGAACGGGTACATCTAACGGATTACTCTACTAACTTCAATGACACTGACGCCAGGTCTGTGATCATCATTGCTGAGGAAGACCCCATTGGAGGTTCGCAAAAAGGCAATCTGGTTACAAAGTTCAGACCGTACACTCGGAACATTCTGAAGGGCATGGTTAAGCCAGCTTTGTGGACGAACGGCGTGTTCCAGTCCAAAGCGGAACAGAAGGTCATGGCCGAGTTGATAGCCATGCACATCTGGTTCGCTTCTCGTACTGGTTCTGTTAGCTGTGTCGCTAACCCTGCTATTGGAATCAATGATCAGGTACGCATTTTGGAACGTCAGACCGGAGAGACCTACATTCATTATGTGCGTGGAGTTTCTCGGTCACACGATTTGAAGACAGGCGAGTACACCATGACGTTGACAACGCATTGGCTGGGCGACACCGACGATTGGGCTATAGTGGACTTGGGTACAGGCACTCAACGTAGAGGCAGTCGTATCATTACGACAGATTTGTAGGAGGATGGTTATGGCAACGGACAACACGGATCGTGTAGTCACTGTAAGTGAAGAATTGAAAGCGTTCTTGTCTGGAACAAGTTCGAAAGCTGCACGTGATGCGGTTACAGGCAACTTCAACGGACCGGTAGATCCGACAGATAAGGCTTCTTGATGGTCTCTCACGCCAGTTTCCGTCGCAGCCCTCAGTACGCTTTGGAGCGCCGCCGTCAGGAGTTGGAACGCGTCGACAATTCTTCTATCAAGCATACCGTTGTGACCGGCACAGTGAAGGTGAAGGGTTCGGGAGAAGTCACTGTCGATTTCGATTTTCCTGTTCAGTTTGTTGAGAAGCCTACGTTTACGTTTGGTGCAGAGTTGGGAATGAATCATAGTCCTGTGGCGGGTTCGTTCCCTGTGTCTTCTGCTACAGTTGTCGGTTGGAACTTGAAAGAGAAGTCGGATCAGCGCAAGTATTACATCGGGTGTACGCTGGCGGTCGTGGCTTTGGGTGCAGCCGATCAGAGGGTGCTGATTCATTGTGTGTTCCAGGGCAAAGCTTTTCGTGCGCCTGGGAACAGTGGAGCTTCGGATCTTGGAGATACTCTCTGATGTGTGACTGCACGGCTACTCAGATCAACGAGGATTATGTCGGTCGCATTGCCCTTGAACCCGAAGGGCCAGATAGGGTGTGGTACATAAGCCCTGATACTCAAACTGTTGGATCTATCGTGGACAACGTGTTGATTCCACGCGCCAAGTTTGTGGTTGGTGACGGATTCGGTCAGCCGTCTGACATAGCGGTAGATTCCACCTATTTGTACGCTGCAACTGGTGGCATGTGGAGAATCCCAAAAGAAGGCGCTTACCACGAGTATGACCAGACCGACCCTGAGCGGATCTTCTTGACCGCTGTGTCTTTCTTTTGGCTGGACATAGCCACTAATACTGCGTTCTGGTTCCGGCAGCCGATTTTCGCTGGGGACTGGAATTTGTACAGCTACGATTTTGACACGTTGACAGAGACTCTTCTTGCCGAGTCGGTGGCGACGGCTTACGACAATCCGAATGTGACTTTGGGTCCCGATGATTTGGTTTGGGTGGCGTCATGGCCTGACGCCGCACCGTTGATTCAAAGATTTCAACGTAACGGAACAGTGGTGGATTCTTTCCCCCTGGTTTCTACTCTTGAAGTCATTAACGATCTGGTTCCGAACGGGGATTCAGTGTATGTTGCTGACTCTCAGGGAACTATCATCAGGATTTCTCCTTCTTCTCTTGAGGAATGTGTGATAGAGTTCCCGACGTGGACGGTTTATCCTGACGATTTGCAGAGCGGTCCCCCTAACAAGGATTTCTATGGGACTAACGGGCTGGGTTCAAACGGAACGGATTTGGCTTTCTCTGAACAATCGGGAGGGGGTTGATATGGCTGTTTGGCTTATCACGTGTTGTCCACCGTATCGGCCGGTTGATGTTGTTGCCGGATCTTCGAAAGCTGTTCGTCCAGATTCAAGACTTGGTTCCACTGTTATGGATGACGTCAATCCAACAACAGATTTTACCGATGGTATGTGGTGTAGGGATAGGACTGAGATCGAAGCGTTGCAAGTTGATAGTCGAGCGGTGAGGGAATAGGGAGATATGTCAGGAACTACGGATCGTTTCAAATTGAAGACATTGGAGTCGGGTGACGATTTCGATGAAGACGGTTACAAGTATACGAAAGCAGATCGTGAGCAGATAGATCGTCTGCTTGAGATCGGTGCGGAGTCGCATCGTCATAACGGTGCAACGTCGGCGGCTACGAGTCCGTCTCTTCCGTTGGAGTTGACGTTAGACACCGTTGGTGGTTATATCGACGCGTCTGAACGGGTGCGGTACAAGTACACTTTGGTCGATTCTTTGGGCAACGAGTCCGCTGCTTCTCCTGAAGCGTATGTTGATACTCCGGAAGCTGTCACGACCCCGGCAGCGTCCACTCTGACAGTTTCTACCACAGGTGGAACGCATCTGCCAGGCAACTACTTCTATGTTTTGAGTGCTTACGTCGATTTCAATACTTCTGAAACGAAAGCGTTGAACCCGGCTTATGTGACCGTGCCGACAACTACTTCGACTAACAAGATAACGTTGACGCTTCCGACGCTTCCCAATGGGGCATCAGGATTCAACATCTATCGACGCAAGCCTGGCAACACCAAGTATTTCTACTTGGCTTCTGTTGACATGGAAATTGCTACCCCGCCAGATACCTATGTTGATAACAACACGGTAACAGCGGACTGTGACCGTACGCTACCGGTAGCTAACACCACGAACTCTTCTAACAGTGTGGTCGTTAGCTTGCCTGGGGCTACCCCAACAGTTCCGGCCGGGTACACGTGGCGGATCTACCGGACGTATGTGTCGGCAGACTACGAAGACAGTTTCTTGGACTGGGTGGTTGAGGAAACCAGTGAGGGTTCTGGAATCATCACACCTGAGTACACAGATGTTGGGGCTGGGACTACTACTGGGGCGCCACCGGCGTTTGCCCAAACTACAGATTCACCTTCGAAGATTCTGTTGACGGACGTTGAAGAAGTCCAAGGTTATCTTCCACCAGGCCGCAACGTGGTGCCGCATATCGCTACGTTCGCAAAGGAAACACCGCAAGTGGCTGAAGGCACGTACAGGTGGATTTGCGAGTTCGACCGAGCACAAATCATAGGGTGTCGAGCCGCTTTGGGTGTGGCGCCGGATACGGACGCGATCATTGTTGATGTCAACAGGTATTCGGAAGCTGACGCGACTCCTACTTCTACAACTATCTACACGACACAAGCCAACCGTCCGGAGGTTGCAGTTGGGGATCTGATAGGGATTCGAACTGTTCCTGATGTTGTGATGCTCTACGAGGGTGACTCTTTAACTGTTGATGTTGACCAAGCCGATTTCGCCGGAGATGGCGCAGCGGCAAGTTTGACGGTCAGCGTGTACATGGTGGTGCAGCACAGCGATACCGACATTTCGTGGGCGTGGGCTGACGAATGAGCACCTTCGTTCAGGTGATGGTTGGTGATTATGCCGGTGACAGCACCGCTCGCGTTCTTGCGATCGTCCAGGGTACGGCTCCTGCGTTCCCATCGTATTCGACAGTGAACGTCAATGACGGCGCTTGGCACCACATGGTTGTGACGTTAGATAACGTTGCTGGGGCATTTGCCTATCTTGATGGTGTGGAGATGCTTGATATAGGGATGCCTGATCCGTTTCCTGACATCAATCAAACAATCACCAATCAATACTTCGGTGCGAGGAATACGAATACGCTTGAAATCGTGTCACCTTCATGTTTGGCTGACGAGTTAGCCATATATGACAGGGCTTTGACTTCGGGAGAAGTTGCCGACCATTACGCTGCAAGAGTTAGCGGGTATGCTGCTACCGTCATAGCAGATAGCCCTTTGATGTATTTCAGGTTAAATGAAAGTTCTGGCACGGTGGCTGTTGACGCAATGGGAAACAGTTCCGGAACGTACGTAAACATGGCGGGGTTGGCAAACGGTTCCGTTCCGGTCGACACTGGGACTTCCGTTGAGTTGACAGAGAACACTTCGTACATTCGATTCCCCGCGGTCGATTTTCGTTCACTGGTGAATCTCACAATGGAATTCTGGTTCAAACTTTCCGGACTACCTTCGGGCAGTCAGGGTATGATGTGGCTTGAAGGGCCGAGTTTTGCGGACGAGTGGGGCGAACAAGTAGGGGTTATCCCTACAAGCTGACTGAAACTTTAATCAGAGGTATTGTCTGCCGAAGATAGACAGTAGAACTGTAAGAAGCTAAAGGGAGATTTGTTATGCCAGGTCCATTGAATCCGGTAACTGAACCGGTGAGGCTGCACAGCGTGCAGACCGCTTCTGTCATTGCTCTTGTCACTGCGACTCTTGGATTGATCGCCGCTTTCGGCGTTGCGATCCCTGCTGCCGTGCCAGGTGCCGTTGTAGCGTTTGTTGGTGCCGCTATGGTGCTATACCAGGGCTTCTACCGTACTCGTCCTCGGGTAACTCCAGAGTTCTATGCGGTTGAAGACGCCGAGTCTCACGAGGATCTACAACCCGGTAAAGACGAAGCCGATACTGTTTGGCCTGATCCTGAAGATTTCCCGGTGGTTGAAGATGTGGCCGGTGACTGATCATGGCCGGTCGTCTTCTTAGAAACACTACTGCCCTTCGTTCTTTGTGGGGTCCAGCTTGTAGTCCAGGCAGAATGGTTCGACTGCCGTTGTGGTGCTGTTCAGGTGCGAGCATCACGGTTGATAGCCGCACCGTGGCGGCTTGGCGCACGTTTGATGCTATAGCGAAGAAGCACAATTACAAGTTCCGTCCAGCGGATACCGGCGCTTACGTCTGTCGTGCTATCACGGGTGGTTCCGGTTACTCGCTGCACGCTTATGGTATTGCCGGTGATTTCAACTGGCAGTCTAACCCGTATTTCCCTTACCCGGTTACTCGTGCGGGGCATTGCGACATTCCTGAAGCTATGCTGGCGGACATTCGTGCAGTTCAAACAAACAACGGTGCGTGGGTGTTTGACTGGGGCGGTGATTGGTCGAGCATTAAGGACTTCATGCACTTCCAAATCTCGGCGTCTCCGGCCGAGTTGGCTACCGGCATCAAAGCTAGTGGCCCGACGATGCTCACACAGCAAGAGAAGCTGTACTGGTTCTTGTGGGCAGGCGAGCAAGCGAAGAAGAAGCCTTTCTTGACGATGGGTGATACCGGCGAGCAAGTCAAGATTGTTCAGAAGGCGCTCGGGCTGCCGCAGACAGGCACTTATGGTGTTGGCACTCATAACAAGGTTGTAGCGTTCCAGAAGTTCTTGAAGCTTGTTCCTAAGCGCAAGTATGGTAACATGAACCGGAAGACGTGGCAGTGGTTGATTTACCACACGTACACGAAGGGCCGCGTGTGAAGTGATCTTTGCTTTAGTGCTGCTGGCAGCAGCTTCACAAACGTTATCTCAAGTTGGAATCATAGTGAGTATCGCCGCTGTTATCGTTCCTGCCGCCTGGTGGGTGGCTCACCGCGTTAAGAGTGGCGTGCGAGCCGAGTTCGCTCAGCAGTTGAAGGAGCGGGCTACGGACACCCGAGTTGAAGAGTTGACTGCAACGTTGTCCAGTCTGGACACGGCTTTGAGGGCACATATGAGTTCAGAGGAAGAAACCAACGCCAGGATAGAAGCTTTGGGCGTTGATCTTGTGAATCAGTTAGAGAACTTGGAACACCACATCAGCACGAACCAAGTCAACATCATGAAAGCGGTTATGGCTAGCGGTGATACACCGGCGATGTTGCACGAAGTGTGGGAGGGCGGTTACGAGATGCTTTGGGCTAACCGTGCTTACCTACGTTTGATTGGGTTAACAATGGCTGAGGTTTTGGCTGGCGGCGAATGGTTGAGTATCGAAGAATCAGAGCGCGACATTGTTCGCCACGCGGCAGAGCACGCAGGGCAACGCGCAGAGGATTATGACGGCGAGTACACTCTTGTTAAGGCTAAAACACAGGAAGTTGTGGGGCGTTACTCTGCTCACGGTCACTGCTTGAAGGGTCCGAACGATCACAGCTATTTCCTATCAACTTTGGTGCCTGTAGAGACATGAACGAACCGGGTTTGACGGTGGCTTTCGCTGGTTGGGCCGCCATTTTTGCTGTTGTGGTGGGCTATGATGTTTGGGCGTTAAGAACTGAACGCCATACGTTGTCTGCCGCTTTTTGGCACACTAAGAAGCATCCTGTTGGTCGGTCGATGCTGGCTGTTATGTGGGGTGGCTTGACGTGGCATTTGATGTTCGGTGACCGGCAAGTAGCGCCGGATCGTATCCATGTGGTTTACGAGATGGTTCACCCTTTCTATATCGGTAGGAACTGGTTGATCAGAAAGCGGCTTGCTTTCGACACCTGATAGTGGTATAGTGCCGCTAGTGGAACAAGACCATTTAGTGAAAACAACACGAGAAGTTTTGCGGCGACGCATCCTGACGAAAGAAGCAGGAAACGATTTTCGCAACACCTTTGCTGACGTGGCGTTTCTGGACTCGTATGACCGCGCCCCAACGTTAGACGATTTGAAGAAAGGTAACTCTCGTGCGTTGGCGTTTATCACTACCGACGACGAGGGACGCACGATTCGTACTGTTCCTGGGGTGCGCCCACCTTACAGGGTGTATGCTAGGTGGCTAGACGTAGATGTGTATGTTTTCGTCCACATACCGAACCTGAAATCTGTGGACGTATTAGGTTGGTTGCCTGCCGAGCAGGTTGAACAAGCTGAGGTTCATTGGTTCGAGAAAGACGAGAAGCGCGTCGATTATTGTCACGAAGTACAGTTGCCGCATATGATCAAGATGCCTGGTGAGTTCAACTTTGTTGAAGCTTGTGACCATTCGAGAAAAGTGTGGGATTACACCTATGAAGCGTGGGAATGTTTTATCTGTGGTAGGATCGTGTTAGATGAAAAAGAGATCGGATGGTATGAGCGGTACTGTGAACGTCGGGACAGCGATCAACTTCAAGCGGCGTCAGAAACAATTGTCGGCTAGAGCGTTGTCTGCTGCTGCCGGTTTGTCTCCGTCGTATGTGAGTAAGATTGAGTCTGGTGAGATGGAGCCTTCGTTTAGAGCGTTTTGTAACATTGCTGCGGTGTTGGAGTTGTCTGACGCTGAGGTTGTGTTCTTGGTGAGATTGAAGTGACTTGTAGCTGTGAGGGCATCAATGGCCGATTCGTGGTGGTGTGTGTGTTGCCTGCGGACCATAAAGAGCCGCACGACATGCGGCGTTGGACAGGGTATGGTCCCCTTGAAGTGACGGCTTTACCAAAGAGGAAGAGATGGTGGCGTAAGTGAAGTTGTCACATGGGTAGATCCACATCTACACGACCTACCAAGCGCCCACGCGTTGCGCCGCGTCCAGATCATATTTGGCGTTGTAACTCATGCGGTGAGAACAAACAGGAGTCAGAGTTCTACGCTCAGAAGCGCCCGTGTGGCAGTATTGATTTGCATACCTATTGCAAGCCCTGTTACGGCGACATGATTCGTAAGTCTAATTGGGCTAAGAAGTACGGGATCACCGAAAACCAGTATCATGCCATGTTGGAAGCGCAAGGGGGCGGGTGTGCTATTTGTGGAACCACATCGAACCAGTATGGCGGTGAAGCCGAGCGTCACTTTGCTGTAGACCATGACCATGAAACGAACGAGGTCCGCGGTTTGCTCTGTCAAACATGTAATCGTATGATCGGTCTTGCTCAAGACTCGGTAGAGGTTCTGGAAAAGGCAGTGAGGTACTTGTCGTGAAGTTTAACGCTTCCCTTATGAAGCGGTGGATGTTATGTCCATTACAGGCGCGGTTTGCGGAATTGGATCAGCTACCATATCGAAACAATGCCAAGGCAACTTTCGGTACTTGTATCCACGAAGCGTTAGAGGGGTACAACAAGCACGGTAACGTGGACGAGTCCATCAAACGGTTCAAGCAGACCTGGCACGAACCGGAGATCCTTGGTGCTGGTATCGACTATTGGCCGAAGTTCACAACTTACGGCGGTTTGCGTAAACGTGGTATCGAAATCTTGCAAGAGTACGACTCGCATCATGCCTGGGAGACACGCACCGTGGTCGCTACTGAGCACAAGTTCTGTGTGCCTTTCGGTGAACACACTTTGTCTGGCATCGTTGACCTTGTTGAGAAGAAGAAGTCCGGTCGCGGCAAGAACGTGTTGCGGATCGTGGACTACAAGACCAACTCCAAGCAACCCACACTGATGCAGCTTCGCTTGGACATACAGTTCACGATCTACTCGTACGCTTCGGAGCAACCAGAGTTCTGGTTGGGCTTCGAAAACGATCCCCGGTATCCTCCGATGCCTAATGGAGCAAACCTGTACGAAGCTTACAAGAAGCTTCCCCGTAAAGCGATCTGGTATCATCTGTGGGGCAACAAGGAGATTGATGCCGGGGACCGCGACGATGCTGATATGATGCGGTTGTACAGGGTTTGCAACGAGATCGAAAAGGCAGTGAAGAACGAGATTTACATTCCGAGTATCGGCGCTGATAGCTGCACTTGGTGTGACTACACTGAAGAGTGTGGCATTGTTGTACCTATTCATGCTAAACTGCATGAACCCATTGAAGATACAGACTAGACAGGATAGACATGACAGTTGAGATTCGACGCACCGGAGCATCTGATTACGGTCGTTACACGAAAGCTTTGATTTGCGGGGAGCCTGGTGCTGGTAAGACGTTGATTTCGTCTACTTGGCCGAACCCGTTGTACGCCAGCGCCGAGGGTGGGCTTATGTCCATCGCTGACAGAAACATTCCCTATGTGGAGATCCGTTCTTTGGATGATCTGTTGAGGATCAAGAACTCTTTGGATCAGCCTGAAGATGTTCGTGAGCAGATTTTCGGTTTCAAAGTTGAGACCGTTGTGATCGACACGATCGACGAGGTTCAGCAGATCATGGTCCGGGAACGTTTGCGGGATGAACGTATCGCTGGCATGCGGTTGGCTGACTGGAACTGGTTGTCTGAGCAGATGGGTGCTTTGATCCGCGGGTTCCGCAATTTGGACATGCACGTTGTGTTCACTTGCCACTTGAAGGAAACTTCTGATTCTGACACCGGTAAGACTTGGGTGAAGCCAGGTTTGCAGGGTTCGATGGCAGACAAGATCGCTGCTTATGTCGACTTGGCGTTGCTGTTGAAGAACGGTTTGAGAACAGAAGTGGTTGAGGGTGAAGCGAAGAGGGTGATGAGTCGCGAGTTGCAGACTTTCCCCGATCCTTTGCATCCTTGGATCAAGGACCGTTCGGGTAAGTTGCCTCAGGATTTGGACGTGAACTTCGCTGACGACTTTGAGCGCATCGAAGAGTTGATCTTCGGTTCGGTGGACTTGAAGGAGGGTGCCGTTTCGGAGATGCATGAGCTTGCTGAACCGGAGGATGCTATTGCCCCTGCTGTTGAAGCTGTTCCTGAGCCTGTTGCTGCTCCTGAGCCTGTCAAGGTGGCTGATCCTGTCCTCAAGGCTGATCCGCCAGAGCAGGTTGTTGTGGCCGCTGAAGCCGACGCCGAACCGTCCGCTAGTGGTCCACGGAACCAGCTTCCGGATGGCGTCGAACCCAAGGATTTGGGACACGGCGTCAACATTTACTGTACGGTATGTGGTGACGAGGTAGCCAGCGAGGAAGACGCCGATCTTTCCCGCATCCGCCATCGTCGCATCATGTGTAAGCCGTGCTTCAAGGGCGTTGCGAAGTAACGTGACGGGCTGTTTGCTTTCGGCGGCAGTCTGTGGTAAGGTAATTGCGGGCAAATCGTCCGCAAGACATTGACTAGACAGGACTAGACATGGGTACTACTTTTGAACTGGAAGAAGCCAAGGTTTTCGAGGCAATTCCGGAAGACACAATTGTCGAAGCAGAGATTCAGACTGTCGAGGAACGTGAGACACCGTTCGATATCGACAAGAACGATCCCTCCAAGGGCAAGCAGCATCAGGTTTCGTTCCGGTTCAACGTGACCGGACCGGAAGAGTATGTCGGTAGGGTGTTGTTCGGCAATACGCCGGTCACGTTCTCCAACCATCCGGACTGCAAGCTGCGGGTTTGGGTGCAGGAGATCCTGGGTACCGACACGTTGCCGCTCGGTTTCAAGCTGGACCTTTCTCAGCTTGAGGGCGCACCGGTGAAGGTGGTTGTCGGTAACCGCGTGAAGCAGGCTGCTGACGGTACGACTGTGGCGAAGGATTTCGCTCAGGACGTGCTGCGAGTGACAGGATTTGTGGACGCGTCTGACGCTTTCTAATCCGTAGGTTGTTCACTTGGTTGAGGGGAGTGGTTGAGTCTGACGGCTTGATCACTTCCCTTTTCCTTCTCAGGTAAAAGGATGATATGACTACACCCTTGTTTGACCCAACGGAGTTCGTTGGGCACAGTGGGGACGATCTCCACTGGAAAGTAGAATGCGATGCGCTATCTATTGTAGACTGGCATTGTTTGGCGAAGATGGCAGCAGACATAGTGGAACCGTTCTCAGCGGTGTGGGGTATTCCCCAAGGTGGCTTGCCGTTCGCTGACGCTCTCCGCGAGTTCGCCGTTCCCGGCACTGATCATTGGGTTCTGGCAGATGACGTGTGGACTACCGGTGGATCTGTGAGAGAGTACCTTAAGCAGTTCACTGCCGAGCAGCGGAATCTGTGCTCAGTGATTGTTGCGTTCAACCGGTCTGATGAGTCGCTGCCTCACAACATGCACGCTGTGTGGGCGGTCCATCCAGCGGTGAAGCCATAGCACATGAGACTCTGTATCAAGTGTAAGACCGAGAAGGCGGATGCTGACTACTATGTCAATCCGCGTTCCGGCATCATGAACACTTGCAAAGAGTGCGTGAAGTCATACCAACTTTCACGCCACCATCGACTGCGAGATGATCCAGAGTACAAGCAGAAGGTAGCTTCACGAGCGCGCAAGCACCGGTATGGACTCTCTGAGTCCGAGTACGAAACCATGCTGGAAAGTCAGAATGGAGCGTGTGAAATCTGCGGTTCAAACCGTAAGTTGCATGTAGACCACGATCATGAAACGGGCGTGGTAAGATCCCTGTTGTGTCCACGATGTAACCAGTTTGTTGGGTACATTGAAACTAGTGAGCCTTATGTGCTTAGGAAGACTTTGGAGTATTGTCAAATCAAGATGACGCCCTAAGCTATATTCAGTCTAAGAACATTCCCTATAAGCAAGCCGGTGCAAATGACATCAATATTGCGTGTGTGTTCTGCAATGAAGACCCTCAGAAGCGTGGTCGACTGTACATCAACGTTGATCCTTCGCAGGAAGTCCCCGGCTTGTTCATGTGCCACCTGTGCGGTGAGCGTGGCGGCCTCAACAAGCTGCGTAAACACTTCGGTGATTCCGTCAAACGAGAAGACGGACAGGAAGACAACTTCCGTCAACGGAACGCGATTCTGTCGGCGGCCACTGAGTATTACCACGCCAACTTGGGTACACGTGAAGACGTGCTGCGATGGTTGAAAACTGAACGAGGGTTGACGGTCGAGTCGATCTTGAAACACGAAATCGGTTGGGCTGACGGCAAGATGGTCAAGTTCCTAACCGAGAAGGGCTTCACGGTCGCGGACATCGCCAAGACCGGTTTGTGTGACGAGAAGGGCAGAGACTTCCTGTTTGCTCATGTCACGATTCCGTACCATGTTCAGGGTAATGTGGTGATGATTCGTGGTAAGGACATGGGCGGCAAGTATCTGACGCCCCCACATCAGAAGGCACGGCTGTTCAACACTGACGCCACGTGGAACGCAGAAGAGTTGGTTATCTGCGAGGGCGAGTTCGATGCGATCGTGTTGGAACAGTTAGAGTTCAACGCTGTCGGCGTGCCGGGGGCTAACACATGGCAGGACCCTTGGACCGGGTACACTGAAGACGCACGCAAAGTGTTTGTGTGTATGGATAACGACACGGCCGGTCATGCTGGTGCCGAGAAGATCGCTAGGATTGTCGGTCCGAAGGCCCGCATTGTTCATATGCCGGAAGCCGAGCCTGGCCGCCCTAAGAACGATCCGACCGAGTGGGTGGTGAATCAGGGGCACACACGCGGCGATTTCGAGTTGTTGATGATCCGCGCCAAGGGCGGTCACCTTCTCACGGTGGATGATTGTTTCACCGAGTGGGAACACATGCAGGGCATTGAGGGAATCAAGTTTGGTTTGGAACGCCTTGACCAGATTATGTCCCCAGGTTTGCTTCCTAGTCAGGTGATGCTGGTCTTGGCTAAGACGGGTTCCGGTAAGACGATCCTCACGTTGAACCTGTTCCATCGGATGCTGATGCTGAACCCCGAGTTGAAGATCCTGTTCGTGTCGTTGGAGCAGACAAGATCGGAGTGGTTTGAACGGGCACGTAGAATCCACCGGTTCTACGACCTTGCGGCCACTGAGAGTGACACCCTGAACTTCTACCGTAACAACTTGATGTTGATGGACAAGAACCGTATTACGGAAGAGGAACTTGTCAGTTGCATTGAACAGTACGAGTTTGAACGGGGCAAGAAACCTGACCTTATCGCTGTTGACTACTTGGGTTATTGGGCGCGTTCCTACAAGGGTGACGCCTATGAGCGTACGTCGCAAGCCATCATGTCTATGAAAGCGATAGCGAAGGACCAGCAGGTAGCTTTCTTCGCGCCCCATCAGGTTTCACGTATGGCCGATTTCGGTGACGAACCGGATTTGGGTGCGTCTCGTGACTCCGGTGTGGTTGAGGAAACAGGTGACTTCGTTGGAGCTATTTGGAGTCCCGACCAGCGACGTGGCCGTAACGCCGAGGAACGTACAGGTGAAGTGAACTTCAAGTTGTTGAAGTCCCGTCATGGTGGTACTGGCACTAAGATCCAGTTGCAGTTCGCTCCGTTGTCTTTGGCTATGGTGCCTTATGAGGATGAGCGGGTCGGTCGGGCACAAGAGGAACGCGAGATGGCTTTGCGTGGCGACACGTTTGATCAGGCAATTCAACGACACTTAACGGGTGAGCGTGACGTCACCCCTGGATGGGAGAATAGATGACAGTGGCAACTAAACCTAAGCCGAAGTTTTTGGGGATGATGTCTCCACAGGACGTTGTTGACGCGAAGTCGTTCGCTAACTTCGCTCAACAGAAGCTCGGTATACCGTATCCGACTCAGAAGTCTATTGCGGTTTTGAACAAAGCATTGAAGGAATTCTTTGCTCAATATCCGCAAGCAGACTATGGTACAATGTGCCGTCTTGTCGAGTGGGCTATCTCTAAGAAGAAACGGTTTGCACATACGTACAGTTTGGTGTATGCTTTCCGGTATGCTTACAAGGACGGTTACCTTCCCGAGCTTGACCCGAACAGGGAGAGAACTAACGATGATCTTGAGGCGCTCATCGAAGCGGCTTTGGTGGTGGAGAAAGATCCGGAGTGGCGCAGGCGGTTTATGGTGGCGCACGGCGTGAAAGCTCGCAGCGAAGTGTACGAAGCTTGGCGCAATGGGTGATGTACTGGTTGACGCAAGGGATAAAAGGAAAGTTAGGGAGATGGCTAGGGTAGCTAAAGATGTTCAGTGTTGGCAGTGCGCCAAGTGCAAGTTAGAGTATCTTTCCCCTGTCCGTGCTTCCGTGGTACATTGTAAGAATGGGCACAAAATGAAATTGGTTCCACTTCACGAAAAGAGAGAGACATGAGCAAGCAGCTTTTTGATGGGCAAGAGCAGTTCGACGGTTACCCTGTCACGTTGTATGACGGCAGGTTTTCTGGAACTTTTGAGTTGCCTGAGAGCGTGGGTGCAGACTTGGAGTATGACGAAGTGATCACGTTTTTGGTCACGGCCACTGTAGGCAAAGCGGTGTTGGACGCCACACGGTTGGGTGATTTGAAGCGGACGAACACTTTGAAGGTGTCGTCGGCTGTGCCTGTGGCTCCTGGCAAGTTGAACTCAGTGTTTGATGTGATCAACTACGGTGGCTCCACCGACATGGGCGTGGTTACTGAGGATCTAGAGTCCGAGTATCTGCTGGCGGCAGTCGAGGAAGAAGAAGACGTTGAAGTGTTCTCTCCCGGTGAGCCTGCCGATCCGACTTACTGGCCTGGTCAGGATGACGGTCCAAGATCGGCTCCTGTGGATTTCACTGACGGACCGAAAACAGATCCGGTGCTAGCCGGGTTCTTGTCGGAAGTGGGCTGAGATGGCAGATCCTCGGGTAGATGACGTGGTGATCACGGCAGTTCAGTTCGGTGACGAAGGTATCGAAATCCAGTATTTCGAGAAACGTGACCAGGGTAAGTCTGTTGGGATCTTCAAGACAATGGCACGGTCCACTACCGGTTTTGAAGAGATGATCAGCGATATCCAAGACGCTTTCATTGAGATGGTCGAAGACGGTGGAGTTACGTTGCGGAATCCTCCGAAGTCGTTGGCTTCCGCTAAGGAAAGGATTTTCCGTGGCGACGAAGCCGCTACTTAAGCTGGAGTTTGACGACAGTTGGATGGAACGCAGTCTATGCCGTCTGATGGGGGTGCCGACCGACTGGTTTTACACTGATGAGGAAACCAAACAGTACCCTTATGGTGATGAGGTTTTGGCTGTCTGTTCTTCTTGCAGTGTGAGGGAAGAGTGCGCCGACTACGCTATAAGAGAGAACGAAGAGTTCGCTATTTGGGGTGGTTTGAAAGCTGACGGCCGCATGAAGTTGAAGAAGCAGAGACTTGCTGAACGTGACGCTTTCCTGGCGGAACTCGGACCGGATCTGACGGCTGTTGCCAGGACGCTTTGTGGCTAAGTTTAAGTGTGGTGGCTGCAAGAACTACTACCCTGTTGAACGGGTGTTTCACAGCAACTCGTTGCAGAGATGGTGTTCCCCTGAGTGTGTGAGCGACCAGCAGCAGCGGAACTTCTCTCAGGATGCCACCAGACCGGCTAGGAAGCCGTCTAAGCCACGCAAAGAGGATATTCCGGTGTCTGTGCGGAAAGCGGTCATGAAGCGCGACAGGATGCGCTGTAGGTTCTGTGGAACTGAAGCGAACACGCAGCTACACCACATCGTATACCGTTCACAGGGCGGCAAGCACGAAGAGTCAAATCTGATAACGCTTTGTTTGGATTGTCACGGAACGGTTCATTCCGACAAGAAACGGTGGAAGCCGCTGCTGTTGGGTGTCGTTTGGCAGACATATATGGGAGAGAGATACACGGTGCCGATGTTAGAACGGTGGTTAGGGGAACAATGATCCAGTTTGGTGACGCCAGGAACCTTCCGTTCCAAGACGAGTCGTTCAACGCTGTCATAACTTCCCCGCCCTATTGGGGGCTTCGAACGTACGGTCACGACGAAAGAGAAATCGGTGGAGGTTCGTTAACCACGTACCTGCAAGATGTTTGTGCTGTGGCTGACGAAATCTGGCGTGTGTTGAGAACGGACGGGGTGTTCTGGTTGAACATTGCCGACACGGCGTCCGGTTCTGGCGGCGCTGGTGGCGACTATAACAGCGGTGGTAAGCAGCACGGCCGACCGAAGTGGAAGCAGGGCGACTCAGGTTTGCCTGGCATGACGTGGTGCAACGTGCCGTCGCGTGTTTCGATCATGCTTCAAGACCGCGGCTGGCTTCTGCGGTCCGATATCACATGGAACAAGCAGCGGTTGCGGCCGGAGTCTTTGGCGCACGCACGTAGACCGGGTGTTCAAACGGAGAGAATCTTCATGTTCGCCAAACATCGCGACCATGTGTTCTATCCGGACGGTCTGATAGAGAGAGGGAACATTTGGTCGTTCCCACCGGAGAAGAAAGCGAAGTCTCATCTTGCGCCGTTCCCGATTGAACTGCCGACAAGATGTTTACTTTGCTCAACACGGCCTGGCGACAGGATTCTTGATCCGTTCATCGGCAAGGGAACAACCATTGAAGCAGCGGAGAACCACGGGCGGATCGGGTATGGGTTAGACTTGTATTCGGGTGATTACGAATGATCCAAAAGGAGAATGGCATGAGACTTAGACGACGCATCGTTTCTTGGAAGCGTTTCTGGTGGGACGACTTTTATCGGCACAAAGCTGTCGAGTGGAAGATTTGGACAGCGGGGAAGTTGCCGCATTGGCTGGCGTATTGGGCGACCATCCGTGTCGGAGTGGCAGCAACGACCGGTGAATACTCCAACCAAATCGTTCCAGAGTTGCATCTCACAGAAGCACTTGAAAGGTGGCACAAGCAGTATGGGGAATGATCTTGTCATCAACCAAACGCTGCTCGCCGCTTACCGTGTTGCGTCTACAAGTCTTGATCCTTCCACACAGAACGGTGCGGTACTTCTAGATAGCAATTGGCGGGAAATCGGAAAGAGTAGCAACCACTTCCCGTCAGGTGTCAGCGAGCAGTATTGGCACGGCGAGAAAGCCGACAAGTACGCGAGAGTAGTCCACGCCGAAACAGGGGCGCTTCTGGCTGCCGCTAAGCGAGGGTTCTCTACTTGGGATTCGATCTTGGTGTGCCCTTGGGCTGCGTGTTCGAATTGCGCGAAGCATATTGCTGACGCAGGTGTTTCGAAACTGTACCGCCACAAGTGGGCTAACAGTGGTGTCGATACGGGCAGTCATTGGTTTGATGATTGTGCGATTGGGGATGAGATCATGACGCAAGCTGGCGTTGAGATCATCGAAGTTGATCCTGTTGAGAGTGACATCAGTTTGCGGCGCGACGGGAAGCAGTGGTTCCATCACTATGAGTGAAGAAACGGTGTGGTGTCACTACGATCATGATGGCAACCCTAAAGCTTCGTCTTGGCGGTGCAGAATGGGTTGGCATAAGTGGCGGGTGAACATCAAGTCTTGGACGACTACTTGCGCCCGATGTGAGGCACGTACTGGTACTGGCGATACGATATGGATGGTATGATGAAACTAGGTATAGATCGCGAAGCTCTGGCTTGGTCGGCTGGTTTCTTTGATGGTGAAGGTTCTGTAGGCTGTTATGACCGGTCTGAGGGCGGCGCTCCAAGAATCATCGCACAAGTGGCTCAAGTAGACCCGGAAGTGCTTCACGCTTTCATTGCGAGAACAAATTTGAGCATCAACATTATAGGTCCGTTTAACCCTAAGACTGAGAATTCAAAGCCATATTACGCAATGAGGGTTGAAGGATTTGAGAAAGTTCAGAATCTGTTTTGCTCTCTCTGGCCGTGGCTTGGATCAGAGAAGAAAGAGAAGTATGTACAAGCGGCGCGCAAGTATTTAGATTGGGCGGCCACTGCAAAGTGTCAGTATGGTCATAGCATGATCATTGGCAGAAAGTCACATTGTCCAACCTGCAAAAGCAATGCGGGTAAACGATCAGCGGAGGTTAGATGGGGATGAAGTTGGGTGTGGATCTTGACGGAGTGTGCTACGGGTTCGTTGACAGTCTGAGACACTATCTCGTAACTCACCACGGTTACATGAACCATGAACTGCCTGAGCAGGAAGGCTGGAACTTCCATCAGGATCAGTGGGGTCTAACGTTGGATGAGTTCATTCAGTTCTGTGATGACGGAGTGGACGAGGGAGTTGTTTACTCTCACGGTGAACCGCTGGAAGGCACGCGAGAAGCTTTCGCTGCCATGAGAGAAGCCGGTCACACAATTCATATTGTGACTGACCGCAGGTTCGGCACCAAGTCTGCTCACAACACGGTAGACTGGTTGCAGAAGTACGACTTGAAGTACGATTCGATTACGTTCACTCCGGACAAGACCATCTTGAACGTGGACTACGTGTTGGACGACCGGGACAAGAACTATGTTGAGATCAGCGCTGCCGGTAACGCTGTTCCGGTGTTGTTGAGCCGTCCGTGGAATGTTGATTTGCCAAACGCGTTGCGTGTAGACGACTGGCAAGGGTTTTTGGATATCGTTGAGTCGAGAGGAAGTTGGATCAAGTGATCGCGTCCGTCATTGTGGACGGACGCAAGTTCTGTCCTGCTTGTGCTAAAGATGTGCCAGTCGAAGACTTTCCAAAGTCGAGAAGTACGGCTACTGGACTTTACTCTTATTGTAAGCTTTGCTCCAGACGGCGCAAGATGGAGTCCTATCGTAGAGTGCAGAAGAATGATCCTACACATAAGGAAAGATGGGCGCATTACCGCAAGACGTATAGAAGTCGGCATCCCGACAGAGTAAAAGCGAGTGACAAGAAGCAAGCGTTACGACGATTTGGTTTAACTCCACAAGAGTATGATGACATGGCTGCACGCCAGAACCACAGTTGTGCTGTGTGTGGAGAAAAAGATACGAAAGCTTTGGCCGTTGACCATGATCATGACACCGGCCGAGTTCGCGGTTTGTTGTGCGGCAAATGTAATACTGCACTAGGGTTAATGAACGACAGCATTCGTCGGCTTCGGCTGGCAGTAGACTATTTGGAGGATCATTCATGCTGATAGGTATTTCTGGAGCCGCCCAAGCCGGAAAGGATACAATTGGTGGTGTTCTGGTTAAGCGTTACGGGTTTGAACGGTTGGCGTTCGCTGACACTCTGCGTGCAGTCTCGTACGCTTTAGACCCTATCGTGGACCTATTCGGCACGCGTCTTTCTACTGTGGTTGACGATCTCGGATGGGAACAAGCGAAGCTTCAGAACCCTGAGATTCGACGGACGTTGCAACGGTTCGGCACAGAAGTCGGCCGCAACATTCTCGGAGAGAACCTGTGGGTTGACACCACATTCGCTTTGATGGAACCCGGCAAAGACTATGTGATCACCGACATGCGGTTCCCTAACGAGCACTTTGCCGTCAACAATGCTCTCGGCTTCACGGTGCGTGTCTTCCGTGAGGGTTCTGGTTTGTCTGGAACCGCCGCTCTCCACGCTTCTGAGACGGCTCTAGACGACCACAGCTTCGACTACACACTGTCCAACGACGGTTCGCTTATGCAGTTAGAGGATGCTGTGGATGCGATGTTGAACGATCTACAGAAGCGTGGACAGAAGCCGCCGCCAGGGTACGTTAATGTGAAGGTGCCGCAATCGGATGGCAGCACCGTAACTTTTCAGGTGGCTAAAGCGCCGTTGGTGTCGAGATAAGTTCGATGATCGTGGTTTCAGACACAGGAGTGTACTCCCAAGCGTCCGTACCCACATGGAACATGTTGCCCTGCACCCGAACCGGACTGTGAGTGTGACCGTGTAGGATCGGCAGTCCTTCGTCCACGGGATGCCAAGCAGAAAACCTGCTGTCGTACTGGCCTACCGTGTACGGGAAATGGCTGGCAAGAACCTCATGGTTACCTAACGTCAGGTTCACTACACCAACGTCACCGTGTTCGATGCGTTCGAATCCGGCGTCGAGGTAAGTTTCGTCAGCCCACCGACGCTTCGGGGCTAACCCCTTCCAGATGCGGTCGTGGTTGCCTGGCAGCAGAACCTTGTGGCCGTTGAGCCGTTCGACAAGACTCAGCGTCTCTCGGATCGGTCCTAACGCTACGTCTCCGAGCACCCAAACTTCGTCTTCGGTGCCTACAACGGCGTTCCAGCGGTCCACTAACGTTTCGTTCATCTGGTCTGCTGTCCAGAACGGACGGTTTGTGTACTTGATGATGTTTGTGTGACCTAAATGCAGATCAGATGTGAACCATCTCATCGGTGACTTCCTCTCGTAGTGCCGCTTTCTCTCTGTGTTTTGCTAGGCGGCGTTCTTGTCTTCGACCTTTGGCGTCGGCAGCGTTTCCGCATCGGCAGTTCCCCATGCGGCATACCTGTGTGTGTTTGCCTATCATTCTCATGTGAACTCCTTGATGGGTAGCCCTCGGGTGAATTCTGTGGCTTCTTGTTTGAGTTGTGTTTCGTGGTCGTCGCATGTCCACGCGGAGAAGTGGGGTCCGGATTCGAAGTCTCCTGCTTGGATTCTTTTGGTGGCCGAGTGTGTGCATGTTTCGTCGGCGCATGGCGGTTTGCGTTCTACGTGCTCGTACGGCTTGCGTCTCACTGGCATTCCTCTCTGTCTGCAAGCTGACGGAGATCCAGCAGCATGTCGCACACGTCATCGAACTTCAGGTACTCACCGATCAAACTTGTCGGCAGGATCTGCATGAGCCTGTCGATCTCAACGACAACCGGCTTGTCTTCTGTGGGTGTGGCTGTGTCTGTCATGAGTTTCCTTTAGGGTATACGATTCCCCACGCTTCAGGGATTGGACTTAGATAACTGTCACCGAACCACATAAACGCCACAGCTTCTCCGTCTTCGCGGAGCGCGTAGAACTTCAGGGCCATATGTGGAACTGACGGCCGCCGCATTTGACCCCTGGAATACATCGTGGACGTACCCGAATGGATTAGGTCGTGGCGGCTCATAAGCTCGGGGACTAGGGTTCGAACCTAGAATTGCGGGGCCAAAGCCCGCCGTCTTGCCAATTAGACGATCCCCGAATGAGTGCGCTGGCGGTGACAGTTTGCACACACCACTTCACACTTGTCAATCTCTTTCTCAATCACTTTCAAACTGTAACGGCTCGCTCCTATTCCGATGTTGAACTTCTTTACGCCTCTGACGTGATCGAAGTCCATAACATAGAACGGATATCGAGTGTTGCAGTCAGCGCACGGTACAGATTTTCTAGCTCTGATCAAGTCCCTGACTTCGGCTCTAACTTGAGCATTTCTGACCGCCGTTCTAGAGTTGATAGCTTCTCTATGTGCTGCATGGTACTCTTTTCCATAGTCGGATCGACACGTGAAACAATACGAGCTTGGAGATCCTTTCCGATCCTTCCGAACCGGAAACTGGTCAACGTCCAATGTGCGTAAGCACTTAACGCATTGCTTCACGTATCATCCGATCATGCAAACGAAGGTGCAGAAAGGTACGGCTCCCATTCAGGAACAACTTCTGGAACACCAACGATCAGCCAGTACGTTCCCTTCGGAGTATGCGGCTCCCATTTGAGAGACCAACCAAGCTCCGAAAGCAACTTGTCCGACTTCGTAGCGTTACACTTCCTGCACGCAGCCACAACGTTACCCCACGCGTGCGGACCGTTTCTGGACCGCGGGATCACATGGTCAATTGTGTCTGCTTTCCGCTTGTCGCAGTAAGCGCACTCGTAACCGTCACGTGCCAGTACGCTCTTGTTCGTGAGCGGCTTGTTCGCACGGAACGGAACTTTCACGTACCTTGTCAAACGGATGACTGCCGGAACGTCGATGCTTGTGGACGGGGAACGGTATACGCCCTCACCCTTCACTTCCGTAACGGCTTTCTGCTCCACGATCATCACGATAGCTCTTTGAGTGGAGATCACTCTGAGTGGCTCGTATGTCGCGTTGAGTAGCAATACTTTCTTCACTATGATCCCCCCTTTCTAGAGTCGTGGACATATCATAGCACATTTTGGTGGTTGTAGTCAAGTTGGATTAGCAGATTTCCCATGTCAACGGCACGAACCGCTGTTCCATGCTTTGATCGTCGTCATAATCTGTAAACGACATGACTGTAGGTTCGGCTTCCCACCGGTCGATCCTAAACGTAAGCTGTTTGCCTGTCCCCTTGTTGGAAAGGCGCACGGCTCCGTGCAGCCAACGTTGCTGTTGAAACTCTTTGGAATGAAGACCCACGTGACCCTGGAAATCAGGGAGTCCGGCAGCGTGCCTTCTTTCGTTCAATGCCTCATACATGGCTGTTCCTGTTTAAGTTAGTTGGCTCGGAAGCAGAGGTTCGAACTCCGATTGCCTGATCCAGAGTCAGGTGTCTTGCCCATTAGACGACTTCCGAAAGTCATTTCCTATCATAGCATACAGACCGGCGATAGCCGCGTCAAGTTCCTCGCGGGTCGGTTCCACGATCAACTTGTTGATATGCTCTTTCATTATGCGGTACTCTTTTTCGTGTCCAGAGATGCGACGATCCCGCACGGTGAGTTCCTCATCTAGCCACATCACCATCAGTATGGCCCCGACGATAGCTCCGCTAGTGAAGATCAGTGCTGGTTTAACGTATCTCATGTGCGCCCCCGGCAGGATTCGAACCTGCGACCTTAGCATTAGAAGTGCTCTGCTCTGTTCCACTGAGCTACGGGGGCGTGGTGCGAACGGAGAGATTCGAACTCTCACGCCTTGCGGCACTAGCCTCTCAGACTAGCATGTCTGCCGTTCCATCACGTTCGCAAATCTTAGATCGTCTCTCTGAACAACGCAATCAAGTAACCGCGCTGAGCCATCAACAGATACCCTAACCAGTTCTGACCGAAACCACCAGCAACACCCCAAAAGATGTCACCCCAATCGTTCCCCTCGACCAACACGAAATCCTCGGTGCTGCGAAGGTACGCCGCTTCCTGTGTGTCCGGAGCGAACTTCAACGCCAAAGCGTTCCGCATCACCGGGATCTTTACGGCTTCCCAATCGTCACGGAGAGAAACCTTACGTCCACGTCGCTTTGCTTCGCCGGGAGTGTCAGCGGAACGAACCCACTCGGCGCTCGCAACGTCACGGGCCTTAGCGGCCTGGTAGTAATGCTCAACCGACTTCCACTCAACAGTAGTCAACCTGTTGAGAGAGAAATGCGGCGCTGAGAACGCGGACTGGTAGAAGTTCGACAGTACGGTATGGGTGCCGTCTGACGTTACGAAAGAGTTGATCTGCATGACAGTATGCTACCACACCGGAACGGTTCACGCAAGTCCGTAACCGTTCGTGATCGGCAGCCGACGATCCTTACCGAAAGCTTTCGTCGTGACACGCGGCCCCGGTGGAGACTGGCGACGCTTGTACTCGGCCCTGTCCACAAGGTTGACTACGAAGTCGACCACCCCGTCGTCGTTGTCGAACCCCGCTTCTCTCAGTTCCGAAGCCGTCATGTCCTGTTCGATGTACGCTTCCAGAATCGGGTCCAGAACCTCATACGACGGCAAACTCTGATCGTCTGTCTGATCCGGTCGTAGCTCCGCTGACGGAGCCTTACGGATGATGCTCTCAGGTAAGCCACGCATGGCGCTCAACTCGTACACCAGTAGTTTCGGCACGTCTTTGATCACAGCGTACCCGCCTACGGTGTCACCGTAAAGCGTGGAGTAACCCACTGCCATTTCGGACTTGTTGCCGGTAGAGAGAACCATCCATCCGAACTTGTTGGACAACGCCATCAGGATCATGCCTCGGATACGCGACTGAGCGTTCTCTTCGGTGGTGTCTTCCGCCCACTGAGCGAACAAGAAACTGAAAGTCATGTCGAAGCCGTCGTGAATCTCTCTAATCGGAATGTTCTTCCACGAGATACCCAACTGGTCGGCCAGTTCGATAGCGTCCGTGATGGAATGTTCACTAGAGTACCGTGACGGCATGAGGACACCATGCACATTCTCCGGTCCCAAAGCGTCAGCGGCGATAGCTGCCACCAACGCAGAATCTATCCCACCTGAAAGCCCGACTACCACATCGGTGAAACCGTTCTTCGTGACATAGTCGCGGGTTCCCAACACGAGAGCGTTGTAGACTTCAGGCAAACGGTCGAAGCGCGCCATGATCGTTTCACAAGGGTGATCCAAGTCTGCAACAGTGAGACCCTCACTGAAAGAGTCGAGCCTTGTTACAAGGTGGCCGTCAGCGGTCACAGCGAACGAACTTCCGTCGAACACCAGTTCATCTTGTCCGCCCACTTGGTTGACGTACACGATCGGCAGTCCGTGACGCTTAGCCAGATAGCTCACGTGCTGTTCGCGTTCCAACGGTCGCCCATAGTAGTACGGTGAAGCGTTCAAAACGACAACGACTTCCGCTCCGATGTGTTTGTATTCCGCGACCGGACCTTCTTCTTGCCAGATGTCTTCGCAGATAGCGACGCTGACTTTTGTGCCGTTGATGTCCACCCAGGTTGCCGGGTCTTTGCTGGCAGTGAAGTACCGGGCTTCGTCAAACACCGAGTAGTTCGGCAGTAGCCGTTTCCGGTAGACGTGTCGAAGATGTCCGTCTACGCACAAGGCGGCGGCGTTGTACAGCAGGCCGTCTTGTTGATGAACGAACCCGACGACAGCGGCCGTGTCTTTGGTCGCACCGATTACCCGCATCAACGCTGCCCGCTGGTCGGTGAGGAACTGTGGTTTCAGCAACAGGTCTTCAGGGGGATAGCCTGTTACGGCTAGCTCACTGAAGACGATCAGGTCGCTGCTGTCTCGCAGGTCGTCAATCGCTTCGATGATCTTTTCGACGTTGCCGTCTAGATCCCCAACAGTCGGGTTGAGTTGAGCCATTCCGATTCTCATTTAGAGATGCCTCCTATAGCGGTGCTGCGTAACGGGTAAGACAAAGCGCATACGGTGCAAGAGATCCAAATTTCAGGATACCACACAGTCAGCAGGACCACCATGTCGTGTGTGCAGGCGTTCGTGTACCGGTTGCTTACTGCTTGTTCGCTGCAAGGATTAGTAGTTTGTGGTTTCATGGAGCCTCCAGGGGGAATCGAACCCCCACTGTCACATTACGAAAGTGGCGTGCGGCCATAACACTTTAGAGGCGTGCTTGATCTATCTCATATCTTTCCCATGTGGCTAACCCGACAAGGAAAGTGTCGACTAGCTGGTAGTCGCATCTTCCGCAGGTAACCAGAATGAAGTGGAGTCTGACTTCGCGGGCGTTTTCGTCCAGCACTACCCACGCTGGCATGAATTCGTCTCTGAAGTCTAAGTCGCCAGGAGCGCCGTGGCTGCATAGGTCGGTGCTGAACGT